GAGGCAGGTGTTTGTACTGCTTCAGGTTTTGCCTCTTCAGCGGCAGATTTGGCGGCTTCCTGAGCCTTTTCTTTGGCTTTGGCTTGGGCTTTCTCCGCGTCTACCGTAGATTGGTACTCTAGCTCTACTTCAATCTTATCTAATATGAATGCTAGGGTGCTACCCAATACTTCTAGTTTGCCTCTGTATCTGCGGCAGTAGTTAAATGATGCACACAAACCTTGACGGATACTACCTAGCACTCGATCTTTATCACGAGGCAAGTCTACAATGTCAAGACGTGCGGGCTTTTTGACCTTTGTTTCTTCAGTCATTAGCTTTCCTTCTCTTGTTTAGTAATGTTGTTTATTTACTTGTTTATTTACTTGTTTACGAAATGTATTTCTTTTATTTGTAACTCTTCTGAATCTATCGCTAGATAAACCTAGCACACCTTGGTTAGCTGGGCCTATTTCAGCACCCCACTCTGCAAAGAAGTCTACGTTCTCATCTGTCTCCTTCTGAGCCATACGAGTTTGTTCATCTACTGCTATATGCTCTACCCACTTACGACATGAACCAGCTATAGCGTCTAGAGAATCGTCATGTATTAATGAGCCTTTCTCTACAGTTATTTTAGACATCTGATGGAATAGTTTGTAGGACTCCCGTTGATCTAGTGGGTGTCTTGACACACTTTCTACGTCATAGTCTAGTAAATCTTCATGTACGACAAGTTTATGTCTACCCATGATAGGTTCTAATGTATCTATGATACGTAGTTCTTTCTGACCTGTTTCCCATACATCTTCGACTGGTGGGCAACCACTTGCACCCATATCTTTATACGTTTTAATAAGTATGGGTTTCCAAGCCGATGCAAATGCACCAAAGCCGAAGTTCTTCTCTACATCAATACTGTTAACTTGGTGTTTGTAAGCTAGTTTTGATAACGCCTTGTATTTATCGTTACCGTAGCCACCAGCTAGTTTAAGTATCTCTGCTAGAAATATGTAACCATGTAAGAAGTAAGTAACGGCTGCTACAGTTTCATCCCCATTCTTACCACCACCTGCTGTATCTACATACATGTGTTTACCTTCGTATTCATACGTCTTTTCAGATATACCAAATGGTCTAAAGAATTGTGGCTTACAACTGAACTTACCTGTTACGTCTATCTTGTTCTGTGGACTAGGCATCCAAGTGATCTCACCTGGCCCTTTGTCTATTGGGAATGGCATTACTAACAGGTTCTTAGTCTTTAGTGGATGTCTATTCTCATCAGATAGCTCTGTGTTAAGCATGTGCTGTAGGTTAAAGTATGCTGCACCTTGGTCTAGTTCTTTAGACGTTAGTGCTTCTTCACCTAATATCACAGGGTCAGTTGGTTGTCCACGTGTCCCATCTACCCCACCACCTATCTGGTTCTTAGGATCATCCATCATTTGTCTAATATAAGGAGCGAGTGTGTCACCGTAGTGTTTAGCTTCCTCATTAGTAGGTACTCTACCTGTCCATACACGTATTTCATAACCACGCATAGATAGGTTGTTGTATATAGAGTCCACGGTCTGTGGTGTCCCTAGGTACATGATACGACCTTTCTGACATATCGATGTAAAATCCTTTGACAAGTGTTCTAGTGCTTGTCTCTGTACCTCTGTCATACCATTTTTGGACGACTCAATATCATCTGGGATTAGTAAATCCGCTCGGCGGCCCTGCATGTTGGCCGTAATACCGATACAGGCGATGCTGGGCGACTTCTCCGCGCCTTTTAGCTGCCAATGTATATCGAATGCCTTGGAGGACGCTCGATCGCCATGCTGACGATCTGGGCGCATACAGGCCAATATATCCCAATTCATGATAATTTGAATAACCCAATTAGCGATTTCGGCTGCTACTTCACTACCCGCAGATATGATGAGTATACGGTGTTTACAGTCATGTATAAGCTGCCATACAGCAAACATAGCTACGATTGTAGACTTTGCTTGAGATCGTTGTGCTTGGATCATGCCCTTCTGTACGTCTGATTGTAGGAATCTACCTATGTCAATTTGCAGTTCTGAGCACTTAAAGCCCATTAGTTCTGTCATACAATCATGTAGAAAGTCCTCAAACAGCCCGTAGTGTTCGCGTAAAGCTTCCACATCGGCCCATCTAAGGACAGTCTCTTGTTCTATTTCATTAAGAGTAGCCATAATATCGGGATTATTAGCCATCTTAGTGAATTCGGCGGTATCCGGTAGGTTTAGTTCCGGCCTTGCTTCGATGACAGCAGCAAAGTCATCATCTTCATCATAACGATGCTGCTCTCTCTTTTCTATAATTGCTTGGGCTAGTTCTTCACCTAGTTCTTCGACTAGATCATCATAGCCCATACCATCTAGTCTACTCATGTTACATTTCCACTAGTTGTAAAGCTGCTTCTCTACCATTACTTCCGGTAAGTCTACTATGCTTTTGTTTACGTGCTAATGTATCTCTCAACTGATTCATGTCCTCGTTGTTCTCTAGGTCACAAGTAATTGAGTTGTCTTTAAGGAACTTTATAGCTGCTGCGAGGGTAGCTGGAGATGCGTCATACACCTCCTCCCCCGTCTCAACGCACTCGCCATCGGCATTGAATACTTCTTCAGGTACTTTATGACTTACCTGTGCCGTTAAGACTCTTGCTACAGTACTATGAAGTTCAGCTAGATGACTCTCTTTCGCTTTGTTCGTCATAGACTCTCTTCGCTTCTTTGTAAAATTCATCGTCTAACGGTGTCTTTGTATGTTCTACTAGTGCCTTCACACTCCAAAAGAACAACCACTCAAAGAACCGTTGTGATACTACTTTTAAGAATATACTTTTTATGGCTGCTAATAAGCCTGCCCATATTGCTGTCATTTTGTTGACTCCTGTTTGTCTTTTAGCGCTATCTGTACAACGAGATCATGTACGCTATCTATCTTATCATAAACCCGTTCTAACGCTCGCGATACGTCCTCCTTAAAGGACTTATGATCCTCGGTTAGATGATCTACTTGTTTACGTGTTGCTGATAATCCGTTCTCCAATCTTAACACCTTCTCATTATTTGCCTTATGTTCTCTCCGTGATGACATGTGTACAGATATGAGTATAGAGATAGTAGGGATCACGATTGATCCCACTACCGCTAGAAGTGTTGCCCATGTAAGTGTAATCACGGTGAAGGCTCTCCTATACCACGTCCATAGAATAAGTATTTTATGATACCAGCTATAGTTACTGTCCTACTGGTTTTACCTGAATTAGACATTTAGTTGTCCTTTTAGTTGTGTTACTTCATGAGATAGTTCTTGTATAGCTTTGATTAGAGGCCCGATGAACTCTGAGTAGCCAATGGATTTGACGTCATCGCCGCCGGTGACCGAGTGATCTTGGTAGCCTGCGAAGTCAACACCAAGTGCGTCCATCACAGTCTTAACTTCCTGAGCTATGAGGCCTTGATGTAGTCGTGTGCGTTTCTTGGAACCGTCAGTGATTACATCAGAAAGTTCCTGACCATCTTCACGATAATCTTCACGATAATCCCAGCGGTATTCGACAGGACGTAGTCCACAGATGAACTCCAAGCCTAACGAGGTATCAGTGATGTCTGCCTTATCTCTAGCATCTGATCGATTCTGTACTGAACCGTAGGTATACGTAGTAGTTGCAGAGTCCCCAAGCTGTACCTGATTATTGCCAGTTACGGTAGAGTTTGCCCCAAAGGTAGAAGAATTAGTGTACGCGCTTAACTTGGCGTTATATCCAATGCCTGTAGAGTTTATCCCCTGCCCATTGGTAAGTGCGCCTATCAACACTGTGTTAGCGCCAGTTCCCTGCCCTAGCGTAAATCCAGACAGCTGCCCTATCGATATAGACCACTGGCCTGATCGTAGTCCTGAACCTCCTCCAATAGCCACAGCACCTTCTCCAAGGTCTTCACTACCCGCAGACGTACCGATAGCTACTGAGTCCCCTCCTTGATTTAGAGAGCCTGCTCTAGTACCGATAGCTACTGCCTGTTCAACCTGTCCTGATTCACCAGCTTCAGTACCAATAGCGACACATTCTGTAGCTTGGTTGTCGTTACCTGCTCTGTAACCTAGCGCCACTGCTTTGTCTTTCTGACCAAGCTGACCAGCGTAATCACCAATGGAGACACACCAGTGCTGTTGCCCTGATTCCCCGGATCCTTCACCAAGACGGACAGAATTCCTGTCAGTTATTCCCATCGCAGTCTCTACGCCACCTACAATGTTAGGTAGGAAGTTGACCATCTTGTCTACGATGCTCCAATTTGTCTCAAGCGCTGCGTTACCACCTATGAATACCCGTGATTCACTAGAACCGTCTGTCACATCGTATTGGGTGACTATGTCATTTACCAGTGCAGCATCCGGTATTATCGAGTTTGCAGCAGAGACGCTCCAAGTAGATGTGTTCGGTATATAGTAACTTCTACTACCTCTTACCCCTTGATTACCTATCGGCCCTTGCTCACCTTGTAATCCTTGCGGCCCTACGATACCTTGTGGCCCTTGGTCACCTGTTGGCCCAATTGGCCCTTGTGGCCCTTGATTACCTAGTGGCCCCTGTGGCCCCTGTGGCCCCGTCTCACCTGTAATCCCTTGGAGTCCTTGCGGCCCCGTAGGCCCGATGTCACCTTGTGGGCCTTGTACTCCATCTATACCTTGGTCGCCTTGTATACCTTGTGGCCCCGCTGGCCCTTGTGGCCCAGTGTCGCCTGTAGCACCCTGTGGCCCAGCTAACCCTTGTACACCTGGGAGTCCTTGTGGCCCTTCTGGCCCTATAGCACCTGTTGGCCCAGTTGCTCCTTGTGGCCCTACTGCACCAGTAGCTCCTATTAAGCCTTGGTCGCCTTGTGGGCCTTGAATACCTGGGAGTCCTTGTGGCCCCTGCGGCCCATCGATGCCTTGTGGCCCCTGTGGCCCCTCTGGCCCTACTCCGAAAGGTATAGCAGTAGACCAATCACCGCTTGTACCTGATAGTTTAACAAATAGACTACCAGTACCAATGTCATTCACATGGTCTGTTGCCAGATACGCATACCCTTCTGCTTCACCGTCATGTGCTGCACGACCAGAAAACAGTCCTACGTTATCTACTGTAAAGCTAGTTCCTGCGTCACCTTGTAGACCTTGAATACCCTGTGGGCCTTGTACACCTTGAGCACCTGTCTCACCTTGAATACCTTGAGCACCTTGTGGGCCAGTTTCACCCTGTATACCTTGTATACCTTGTGGGCCAGTTGGCCCAGTCGCTCCTTGCGGCCCAGTATCGCCTTGTATACCTTGTAAACCAGTATCACCTTGTACACCTTGAGGGCCTGTAGCACCTGTCGGGCCTGTCGGGCCTGTCGGGCCTACTGCTCCCGTTTCACCAGTTACACCCTGTTCACCTTGTAATCCCTGTATACCCTGCTCACCACGTTCGCCTTGTGGCCCTTGTAGACCTGCTGCGCCTTGTACACCTTGCGGGCCTTGTGGGCCTACTGGGCCTATACCTGCGACTTTGTGCCAACGCGTGTTAGTGTCTGCATCGATTGTAGCTAAGTATATGTACTCCCCTATCGCATATTGATTTCCAATGTAATAGAAACGTACTCCCTCAACTAGATCTGTTGCTGGGAAGGTTGTACCTGCTCCTGCGTAGTTTTCGTTAAATGAGGCCAGTAAGATCTCTGTTGCAACTTGCGCTTCTTGCGCCTCTATGGCTGCGTTAGCTGCTGCTAAGGCTGACTCTTGACTATTTGTATCGTAACCAACCAGTTGTCCTAAAGTTGGTATGTCGGTTCCTGCAATGGCTTCACCTGCATTAGTGATTCGTTTTCCCGACATATCTAGATCAGAAGTTAAAGTGAACACTCCAGCTACTTCTGTGTATCCATCCTTAATCTCTTCAAGTATCATTAGTGCCTGTACGAATGAGTCATCTAGATTGGACTCACGTATAATTGCCCCATTCACATAATCGTTGATTAGGGTGTCTCTAGGTACTACTCTTCTTATATGGTATTCTGTCCCAGTCGGCACAGGTTCGTTTAGTTCTATCTGAGAACTATTAACCCAAGTATATGCTAACTGGTCAGTATATGCTTCTCCTTCAAGGTATACATATACGAACTCTTGTCGTAAGTATCCCAAGGAGAAATCAATATTATGTAAGGTGGTTGTCGAATCACCTACATAATCACGTATGGTCAATGCCATAATCTATCCTCTTAGTTGTTGTTATCTACTAGATTCTCTTTCTTCATCATTTCATCTATAAGTTCTAGTAACCCTTTCGCATAGATTGTATTTGATAGTGGTACTAAACGTACACTGGTATCAAAGAAGTCTTTAGCACTTCCTTCACCTGTTGATAGTTTCGCTGCCTCGTCCGTAGTGTCATACATTCGCTGTAGCGTACTTAATATTGGTATCTTACTTCTAACATCCCCGTCATTGTTTATACCAGTATTAATCCACTCTAAAGCATCAGGATAGATACCAACGTAAGGGGTATATTTGAGTGCTTGGAAAGCATCAGACTGCACTAATGAATCCATATCTTCAATTTCACCACGTTCAGTTTCTTTTCCTGTAACTGTACGACTTAATTCATCCCATGCGTATTTGGATAATCCTGCTACGGAGGCTGCTAGTACAGCATTAACTACCGCTTCTTTATCAGCGAATGCTACTTGTCTACCTAATTGCTTATTCATAGCAATTAACGGCATCTCCATGTACTGAGTAATTACTTGCATTATGGGTCTATTTAACCAAGCTGGTTTCTCACCTACCATAGTACGCTGTACTGCTTGTGCGGAATCTCTATGTACACCTAGCACAAACTTATCTAAAGTAGCTTTAGGCCATTTGTCAAAGTTCATAGCCACCGGATAGCCCTTATCGTTAAACTCTACAAAGCTTCGTACAGCCATCTTGACTTTTGGATCGTCTAGCCCTAAGTCTCTGATCCGTTCATGACTCATGGAACCTTTACCAAATCGAAACTGTCTAGCTATATCCATAGTAGTACTAGTCTGTGCTACTTTATTCTGCCAATTACGAATAGCATTAAATCCAGTAGTTTTAGCTAATAGTCTTGAAGACGCAGCTTTATACTTACCAAACGTGGCTGCATCCGTTAAAGCATCGGATAGCTGACTTAATTTACCTAGTTGTCCTTGCTCAAGCTGGTCTAGGTGAACTGTTTGTCTTTGTAGATATTCAATCTCTTTAGTCAAACCAGTAACAGCGGATATCTCGTTGTACACTTTATCCATATCACCCATGTCTACACCTGACTTTTTAATCATCTTAGCGGCGGCTTTTGGATCACTAAACATGCGCATTACTTGTCTGGTAATTACATTACCTGTTTCAGCTAGCTGTGCTGCGCCTAATGCACCTAATTGCGTTAAGGCTGTAAGATCCTTGATCTGTCTAACGCCTTTAGGGATACCCGTGTAGTTAGTACCTGTCTTCAACTTCTCTGCTCTACTTAGAGTACTCTCTGTTCGTAGTAGTTTGGTTGGTCTACCGAACATAGCGTCCATTGTGTCGTCATACATAGCTATTGCTGCATCCAACTGTCCCTTCGTTTTACCTGCGACTAATGCTTCATGCTTGATACTCTCACGTAATGTCTGCACATCAAGGGGTGATGATACAGCGCCATTTGTGGCTTTAGACAGACCAATATAACCAGACATACGTTCACTATATTTAGTGGCAATCTCTGGAAGCTCAGTATTGATTAAATCTAATAGGGATATACGTTCACCATCTACTTCGATGGCTGTTGTCATGTCGAAGTTTAGTCGCTCTCTAGAATGTAAATCAACAGTGGGTGTAAACGCATCATCTAGGTCGATAGCTTGCGAACCAGCGTGTTTATTTACAGGGGAGTGCATTTCCTCCACCCATTTAATAAAGTCCTTAGCGCCAGAATCCTGAGCGCGTACAGTGCCTTGTCGAGCGTCCATTTCTCGGAAAGCATTATCAATTAGTTTTACTACATTTGACTTACCTACTTTCTTAATCATTGCTTGTAGTTTAACAGGCGACCATTGACGAGGGATATAATTGTTAATCTTTCGTTCTGCTGTGAATCCGTCTAGTTTAGCGCCTACCATTTTGTCATGGTTGTACGCCATGTACCTATCCCAGTCATCAGCAAATTTCTTAACAGCATCAGTCACTTCTGGTAATGTCTTACCAAGTCTACGTGCTTCTTGGTACTCAAATATCTCTCTATGGAATGCGTCAGCGATTGGATTAGCTTTACCGCCTTCCCATGCTGCTTGTAACTGCCCTACTGCACCTTTACCTTTACTAGCTGCATACTGATTCATAGCATCATGATATTGAGGTAATACTTTTATCTGAGATAATGTATTCTCATGATCTTTTATTAATGCGGCTGTGTGCTTACGATTCGTCTTACCATGAAAACCTTTACCCATTTCTGTTACGTTTAATCCTACCCATTCTAAGGTAGGTAAACCACTATTCTGGAAGCGTGTAGCTACATCTGTGAATATATTACCCATCCATTGAAGTGAGAGTGTATCTGCTATGTAGTCTGATAATGTAGACTTGTTCATATTCTGAAAGTCAGAGCGTTCATGGTTCTTATAGTAATCTACTTGCTGTTGGTGCTTCTCTATAGAACCTTGTACCTTCTGTAAATATACATCATTAGCGTCCGCTTTAATCTGTGCAGCTTCTTCTTTATCCTTAGCTATAGTGTCTACAAAGCGATTGGAGTTAAATTCTAGTGCCTTGGGTGTATCTGCAAGGTCTGTCACCTGTTGAGTATACTCTGGTGTCGGTATTTGCCCTACTTGTGTGTTGATGGGTTCCACTACCTTAGGTGGTTTTTTAGATTCTTTGGATTTACGTGAAGCAAGTAGTTCTTCCCCTGTAAGTTTAAAGCGTTCACTTGGGATCTCTCGTGGTACGTATGGCGCCTCTTTAATAGGCTGAAGTAGTGTGTACGTGTGGTTAGTTACACCCTCTTTATCCATGTGAGATCTATACATAACAGTACCGTCATCTACTAATTCTTGCAACACCTGTCGCCTTACTTTCCCCAGTTTATTAGTTTGGTTATATACCAACCGCGCTTTACGTGACCCACTTAATTTCTGAGCAATCACTAAACCTGCCCTGAATAGAGCCGCTTGTGCAAGCGGATCTGTGATACGCGCTGTATTTACGTCTATTTCAGGTCTGGTGTACCCATCAACTTCTGGGCCTACCCACACTCTTCCGCTTGCTTCGTTGTTAGCTAATAACTCTACTTCTTGACCTCTATTAGAATATCTTACATTAGATGTGCCGATCGTTGATACGTTGATTGGTTTAGGTGTTCCTCCGTCTACCACCCGCGTGTTACTGGCCCCCGATACTAAATGTTCCTTCTGGACGACAACACTTTGTGGACGTTTAGTAGTATCTTCAGGCAGATCACCTATGATGTCAGCCCTGTTCTTCTGCGCTCTTGCAATCTGTTTCTGCTTATTGAATTTCAGTGCTGCGTCATAAAGACCTTTAACACTGTAACCAGCTATAGGTAATGCGCCACTAACGATACCACCTACAAGTATATCCATTTGTAGATCTTTTACGTTATATGTATGATCTGCCGCGAATCGTATACTACCTCTAGCTGCCTCTTCTGTAGATCCTGCCACTGCCCAAACTCCTGTAGCCGATCCAACTTTCACTCCTGTAGCTGCCCAAGGTTTACCTGCGGCTAAAGCAGTCGCTTGAAGTCTACCTGACTGTGCTGCCAGATTTGTAGCAACTGTTGATCCGTGGACGGCTTTCCCCACACCAACTCCAGCTAGTGTAAGAGGATCTATACCAAAGGCCAATACCCCATAACCTAACTGCTCATACAGAGCCATGTTATCCCATAGAGTATTATTTTCTAGGTCAACTAATAGTTGTTGCTTGAGTGTGTATCCTGCTAGATCTCCATTTTGATCAGCTTCAGATAGTACCATACTTTGGTATTGTGGTGGGACGTCTTGTAGCAGTACGCTATCTGGTAGTTCTTGTTCAACACCTCTACCATACTCTCTGGCAAACTTCATATCGTTATAATCTGATGCTTGCGCTACAGTATTAAACATTTTAAAAGACGTCTTTAGCTTCTCCCATGCACTGGGTTCTTCTTGTAGTTTACGTGAGTTAGTCTTACTTAATGTATCTGTATTCCTTACAGCCAGATCTCTTAAAGCCTGATCTTCTGGTCGCATATTCTCAAATGATTCTTGGTAAGCATATCTTAGTGTACCATCGTCAAATGTTGGTCTAGTCATATCGAATAAATCTTGTCTATAACGTACAACCTTATCAGGATCGCTATATAAAGCGGCTGTAACATTATCTAAGTCTTCTTGTGTAGCTTCACCTTCTAAGAATAGTTCTTTAACTTTCGTGAATCTATCATGTAGACTGGTCATTGCCTCGAATTGGGCTTTATTCAATGGTTGATGTGAGTCTGTACTTTGGTACTTAGAATAATCTGAGTAGTAAGCTTTATACTGTTCATGTCTTGATGGGTCTTGATGCTCACCATAGTTAGTAAAGTAGTCAGACTGACGTTGATCTAACATCACTAAGCCGTAGTCTATGTCTTTACCGTTTACTGTTAATGTTGTTGCAGATACATCTCTACCCCAGATGTCCTTTTCGTACTCTTCTACTTTTATGTCCCTTTCAGAAGGGAGCAATGCCTTTGCGAAGTTAATACTCTGTTTACCGCGATCTGTATCTTTTTCGGCTGTATCTATTCCCGATATTCGTATTCTACTTCCATCAGCTTGGATGGTATCACCATCAATTACTCTATGATTAGTGGTCATATTGGTTCCTCTTGTTGTAATACCAATCATAAATAGCCCTCGTGAGAAGGCTATCTAGTTTGTTACTAGTTACATTGGTTGAACTCTGGTACGTTCTCTATATCGCATCAGATCTCTTCTAGCCTTAGCTTCGATATTCAACTGTTCAACTAGCTGTTTCTCCTTCTTCCGTTGTGTCATCTCTTCCGATAAGTTTCGTAGATGTTTAGATGTAATCATTACAGGATTGATAGCTTTAGGTACTTTTATCATAATACCGTCCATCCCCTTAACCGTATACACCTGTAAATTATCTAGTTCTTCTAGTTTGGTTATAGGAGCAGCGTCTATATCGCCTGTCTTACCGACTAACGATGTGATATGCTCTGCGAACTTATTTTTATTATCTGCGTAACGTAGTATATCATTTAGTTCGTGATCTAATCCCTCTATAGGCCCTAACTTATTAACTAAGTGAGTTTTCCCACCTAGATGCACTTTTTGTTGGCTATTCGCTATATGGTCTAGTAGGTACTCTTTAGCTGCCCATGGGTCTTGATAGTTTGCTTCTAAACCACGTTCAAACACTTCAGTGAACTCGTTAAGATCTTGTGCTGTTGGATAAACTTTCTCGCCTTGACCAGTTAAATAATCAGATAATATGTGTGATATATACTCTGACTTACTTAGGAAATCACTCCCTACTTGTACTTTCTTAAACGGTAGTTTTTCGGTAGACCTATTACGATACTGCTCTATATCAGACATTATACGCTTTTGAGTGTGTCCTGCCTGTATACCCTTTACTAACATCATATAGGTGTCTTTATTTCCCTCAAGTATAGCATTAAACTTATCTTTACGGGCTGTACGGAATCGCTCTAACCTAGTTATCATATCTATAGCTGTAGGTGCTAGAGTACCTTTATCTGTCACCCAATTGGATAAGTCTGAGTTGGCAAATGTCTCTATAGCAGTGTTCACTATCTGAGAAGCGGCTTCATGATTCTTCCACATACCTAATACTTTAAGGTTAAACTCGTCATTCGTTAGTAAAGCTGCTGCGATATCTCTGGTTGTAGCGTCTTCACCTAGGAATGTCTTACCTGTATCAGTAATAAGTGCATCCATCGCAGCCCGCTTATCAGCCTTATCCATAGAAAGGTCAGGATCTTGTGTGATTGGATCACCGGCTATCTGTGCTGCAACTTTTGCTTTAAATCTTAACGCTTGCGCTGCGTCTGCCTCTTTCTTTGCTGCTGCTTTCCTTGCCTTTTCTTGAGCCGCTTTAAGCCGTTGTTTGTACTTATATTCATCAGCTACACCTTCACTACGTTCTTGGAGTATACCTTCTTTACCTTTTAGAGTACCGATCTTTCTAGCTTCTAATTGGGCTAAACTCTGCTCTAACTTATTATATATCGCATCTACTTCAGCAATGGATGAAGCCTCAAATGCTTGGAGGTTTGCTTCCTCTACCTTCGTAGACGCTTCAAGTTTTAACTGTTCTGCATACTTCTCTGTAGCTGAGTGTATCTTTCCTTTGTCTACAGGATTAAGTGTATCCATCCACCCTGTTGCAGTTGCAGCATTATACGCACCTACATTACCTTCTTTCAGGTTTAGTGCTATACGATCAACAAATAGTTCCCGTTCTACCTCTTCACTCATACCACTCGGAGTATAGACACCATTGAATAGATCCTTACTCATCTTCATTATCTTTTGTGCATCTTCCTCTGTAGAGGCTTGTGCACCAAGAATGGTAAGTTCATCTAATTGTAGCTGGATTTCTTCGTCATACTTCTCACGGTTCTGAGTCTGAGTGTAGACATGATGGGCTCTTTGTTGTTTTTCTACCAATGTAGGTACTTGCGCTAACCATGCTTCAGTGGCAAGTGTTTTTGTCTCAGTATCATCGAATGGCTCTAATATACTATTTAAGGTATTTGTTAACTCACCTTCATATTCTTCAGGAGTCATTCCTGCATGAGTATCAATAGCGGATAGTAGTTTCAGTGATTGCTGTCGTACTCCGTTAGTAACTGCACGTTGTTGTGCTGCCCTATACTCCACGTCCTCACCGAATATAAACTTCTCCCAACCCACATTCTTTTTCATCTTATCGATGGAATTTATGGCTGCATCTTGTCCCTGTCTAGCAGCAGCGTTAACACGTTTCTGGTTTACTACTACTTCTTGTTCTTCCTCTACCCGCTTTGAAATAGCTCCACCTAATGCTTCCCCTAACGCTTCTACACCTGTATCCAATGTAGTTATTTGTTTACGTTGAGAGGGTGTTGCTATTTGCCGAGTTGTTCTGCGTTTACTTGGTGGGTTGATTACACCTGCATTTGCGTCTGCTGTGGCGTTACGAGTAGGTTGTCCAAATTGTGTCATTAAGACCCACTCCCAAACCAATTACTGATACTATTACCCACCGCTGCAAAGTTACCTTTACTTTCCTGCCATAAGTTCTCTAGTTGCCCGTCATCATACTCTTGGGTAGCGTTAAACATCTCAGCCCCTAGATTGAACATAGATCCTAACGAACTGTATTCTGGATCTTCTATGGTGAGTAGTGCTGACGTTTGTGATCCGATGGTAGCTAAATACTGCTCCTCTTGCTGCTCTGCTTTCTTACGGTTAGCAGCAAGCGCCATTGCTTCTGTGCGCTCTGTTTCATATATAGTATCTTCTACTGAACCACCTTCAACTCCAGCGGCAGCAGCTTGAACTAATGCCATTGCTGCTGCTTGATCTTGATTTAGTTGTATAGAAGCATCACTTAATACTTTATCTTGTTTTACCGCTGATATGTTTAGTGCTGCTGTATGCTTTGCTTCTTGTATAGCACTCCGTTGTGCTGCTACTTGATACGCTGCGTTATATGCTGCTTTAGTACCTGCGTTGTCACCCATCAGCATTATCTGAGCGGCAGACATACCTTTCTGTACTGCCATCTGTTCTAGCATTACATTCGCCTCTTTGATTGATAATACTGACCTTCCCAGCTAATTCCAGCTATTGTACAACCTAGATGATTGTCGCAATAAAACTCTGCTAGTGCTTGGTCAGCTTTCTGTGAATACGAGAATTTAGCATCCCCTGTTAGGAATGGTACTTCACCTAATTTACTTCCGATTGATCCTAAGTAACGGCTATTAAATACTTGATCTCTACCTGAGTAGTAATCCGAGATGATACTCATTTTCACCGTGTTAGTTTCTACAAGATGGAGTATGTATTTGTTAATACGTATAGGATCGGTGGTGATTACACCATCCTCCGTATAATGGAATGGGCGTGTTGGTCTATAGGTAGATGTTATTCGCCGCCCTACGTAGACTATCCCCGTACCAATTCCCTCTTCAAATGTTACTTGATTACCTTCGATCAGAGTGTCTATTAAATTCAACTCATAATCTGTCCCATCACCTCTAACAAATAGTAGATCATCGGTTCTATATCCCTCTGGTAATGTTAGTCCATTACCGTCAGTTGGTATCCTTAACATATCATCTAAGTACACCTCATGCTCTCCTGTGGCAACTTTAGAGTACATGTCAATCTCTTTTAGAATAACCCGATTACCCTCTTTACAAATTAAAGATAATCGGTCTTTAACAAATGATATATCTAATATTTCTGCTGTACTATTTAATTCCCATGAACACCATGCTCTCTGTGTAGGGTTGCCTTTCTGATCCCTATGCTGTTCGTAGACATACACTGTATTATCATAATCAGTGATAGCTACTAACATCTCTAGATTCGTACTAGCTTTTAATAGACGTAGTTTACCTTTTATAAGACCTACTACATGATCTGTGATAGGTAGTGCGAAGTCTTGATCTTTATTAGACTCGCTGCTGTACTCTTGTAAACCCGATGAAGTCCCATAGTCCATTGGCAGCATGACTGTACTCCCTAATGATACTGGAGCTACCTCCATCTGACATTCGTATGCAGTAGTTAATGGCATGGCGATTGTCTGCGGTGTGATAGCTGCTGATCCATCTATTTTGAACTGGCCATTAGACGCGGTTATTAGTAGATCTTTGTTATGGGGTACAATATGTTCTAGCTTATCAATCCCTGCTGCGCTTGAACTTACTGATACAGGATCAGTAACTAGTAGTTGTACTACCGATTGTCGCCAAAAGTTTAGTTCATCATCAGTCTCAGACATAATAACACTGTTATCGGTAACTAGTACTAATCGTTTCTGCATATAACTTATGTTAGTAATAGTAGAGTTCACGAATTTAGGTAACTTGTTACTTTTATTGTCTCCTGTCTGTCTATCTTTAAATGATAGATTATCTATACTCCACTGCCCGTTATCTTCTACACATACGAATGGGGTTGTAGTATTATCTATAATTGCTGGTTCGGCAGGATTTCTCGATTCTGTCCATACTACCTCTTCAATATTATCTAGATAGTCATCCCACCACCATCCTCGTGCATCTTCTCTACCATCAGAGATAGCTGTAGCATTAAGGTAATATGTGCCTTTATCTGATGCAGGGTTAGGGCGAACTGTAATACGTGACCCCACAACTGCGTATTTAGGTAGTCCTTCCACTGATTCTACTACTTCGTTGAATGTAATACATTCATCTGATCCCTGCCCTGAAGATACTTCTAGTTGGATTCTCTGAAGATCTATGTCAGTGTCACGTGATCTGAGCACTAATACTACGGCCACATTAGAACCTTTTGCTTTAGCGTGTATACTCCCTTTGTTTAATTCTGAAGCAATTCGCGCAGCGACTTTGTTTGTAGCTCTAGCTTCATCTGCTTCAGAATAATTCGTTCCTGTAACTTCTGGTATTTCTACTCTTGCCGTACCAATTACTTCCCCATCTGTAGTTCGTGCTGTTATAGTTACAGTCTCACCATAATTTAAAGCAGATACTACATTTATATATGATACTAACGCTATCTTCCTATCGCGGTCACTTGTTTGCGCGATGTCCAATTCATCTGTCATTTCTATAGTTTTATCTGCATTAACAAAATATGTTTTGTTTTCTACAGTCTGAGCTACCATGTTACTACCTACATACCCTTCTGGTGTCTGTAGTGTAGCTGATAGTTCGTTGTTTATAAATGTGTACAATACTCCATCATCTTTATTAAGGATTAGTCGATACTCATCCCCATCACGTTGATATTGATGATGTAATAGATTGTCACTATCTATGTTGTTTAGTAGCGCGTTCACCCATTTCATAGGTGGTCTACGGATTAGTTTGTTTACAGGATCAGAGCGGAAGTTGACCTGCCGCTCTGCCTGTCCGTCTAATCTGTTCCTCGGCGCTAATGTACTTACACCTAATACTGGTGCTGGGTACGAGCTTTCGATTCGCATTACGGCTCCTTAATAACCATCTGATGACAAGTATGACGGTAGTACACCGGATCTTGCCTGTACTACTCTACTACTTGTAAACATATTATAACGACCTTCTTCCAGGTCACGTTTCTGTACATTAAATAGGGATTGCATAGATAGCTCTTTAAACTCAGATACTTTCTGAGGATCTTCTATTTCATCTCGTACAAATTCCGCAGCAGCAAGGTACGCACAATACTCTCGCATACAGTCAGGCATATCATCCCAATCTAGTATCGTTACTTGTCGATGTACATCTACAGCCGCAGTGAACTTAAAGGTATTATTTACCTTATCGTATAGTTTATTACCCCGCCGCACATAGTTCTTATTGTTACATACTAATGTACTAATACTGTTTGGTATTGTGATTCCACCTGCACTATCTGGGATCAACTTTGTCCCGTAGTCGGTGTTGAACCACCAGCCACGTTGTTGTCCTTTATTTCTGTTACGATTAATTGTTGATCGTGCATTCGCTACGTCAGGTTGGTCAGATGCAACACTGTTTACTGGTGTTGAACCAATAGAACGTAATAAGAGGTTGATAGCCTCTAACTCGTCCATGTACAAACCTTGTGGTGCTAAGTCCTCTGTCCTCTCAATTATAACTGGTGCTGTTTTAGTACGTACAGAATATGTATCTGATATACCATTTACGCTAACTGTTATACTACGAGTTTCTGTATGGTTCTCGCTAGATGTTACTCTAGCTTTTACCAAGGTGCTACCGACAACCATCGCTACAGATAGTAACCAAGTGTTACCACCATCATTAGAAACCTGCCCACCAGACCCACTCACTGTTACAGTTGCTCCAGGATCGACACCAATAATAGGTTGTATGCTTTCATACTCTGTGTCTAACTGTGCACCTGTCACATCTGCAAATGTGAACTGTTGTGGTGTACTGACTGCTGTCCTTGTAGTCACTCTAAATTCAGATACAATAGTGTTAACTGTAACTTCTACTGTTACAGTCCTACTGTTCAAACTACTTGCGGTGACTGTTGCCCTTACTAATGTCTGCCCTATAACCATCGGTACAGAATCAGAGTGCCATGTGACACCCTGATCGTTAGATATTTCACCGTTATCCACAGTTAATATCTGCCCATTGTCTACACCTGTAATCGCTACTGTATTTGAGTATTCTTCATTTACTGTAGCGTCTAGTACATTTTGAAATGTAAATTGGTCAGGTATAGAATCTGTTACCGAAGCTATATAAGTGAATCCTGCGTTAACAGGTGTTCCTGTAAAGCTTCGATTAAGTATCATTCTAATTGCCCCCATACTCGTACATAGTTAGCTGGTGTATTCCCTGAATCACGGAGAATCAGTAAGTAATCTACACCTACCTGTTCAACAGATGTTGTTATAGCACCAGTACCATTCACTATCGCTGCGTTCACTCCCGAATCCAATAGTACAGAAGCAGCATCATCTGGTACTCCTGAACGTAGTTCCCATATATCATAGGTATGTGTAACTGCCGCTCCCACGGTATTTACTATAGTTTTATCACCAGAGATATTGAAGGTGGTGGTTAGTAATGACTGGTTAGTAACACTAAATGTATCTGATATACCATTAACTGTTACTGTTACAGTGTTTTCTTGTGAATAGCTACTAGACGTAATGAGGGTTGCTCTTACATACGTTTGTCCCGCGACCATTGCAAGATCAGCTACCGTCCATGTTTGTCCACCATCGTTAGATAATTCACCGTTTATTACTGAGAGCGTTTGCCCTGAATCTACACCTGTAATTAACTGTACATTGCTATATGCCGTATTTATATCTGCATTGTTAATGTCCAGAAACTCGAACTGGTTAGGAGTTACATCAACACCACTAACAATAATATCTCTTGTAATTGGTGTAGCTGTATTCCCAGCAACGTCTACTGCGGTATACGTTATTGTTTGTGTACCGGCTGTGGATACATTTGGTGTGGTCGTTGCCACTATTGAACGTGTAGCATCTACGTTGTCGGTGACTGTCGCTCCTGGGTCTACCCATGGCTGGTTTTGTATCCATACTAAAGGATTACTACCTACCAATGTGATAATAGGAACTTTACTTGCTATTTCTACTGTTAACGTCTGTGTGTTTGACTTCAAGTAAGCATCTTGTGCGTCCAAATAGTACCAATCGAATGTTTGGTCTGCTTCAAGAGTATTACCACTTACTACTGTGACTATCCCAGCAGTGTCAATAACCAGTGTGTTACCTGATGGTGCTACCACACTTTGGTAGACTATTACATCGGATGTGCCTATATTATTCGCTTCACCGCCCACATTACTATTGTATGTAGGATCGTCTAACCAAGAGTATGGGCTTACCGTGGTTAGCGTTACGAATTCATATCCTGTAGGTGCATCTACACTTATATTAAATGCTGGTGATACTCTACTATCTACTGTTACGAGTAGATCCCCAGGTACACCTAATGCTACACCCTCGTTAGGCAGCGTCACTGACAAATTCGTACTGTCTATTATGGTATTGGGTAGTATTGTACCTCCATAGGTTACTGATATAGTACCTGCCGTAGCTAAGTCAAATTTATTGTCTGTTGTAATCGTGAATGACTCAGATAGCCTTGGTGTAGATACGGAGAGGATTGTTGGTACTGCTTCTATCACGTTCACAGTTATCAGGGCGGTGTCAGTTGCACCGTCATCATCTGTAGCTGTAACGGTAGCTGTAATATCTACACCTGCCG